GCGCGCAATATGAGGCTGACCAAAAGTTAAAGCAGTTTAAGGGCCCTGTCCTGGGGCAGTTCAAGGTCGGGGGCAGCTCCGGGGGCAAGTCCTCCGACAAGGTGGACAAGGCGGCTGAGTCCGCCCGCAAGGCGCAGGAGCGCGAGTTCGAGTCCCTGAAGGAGTCCCTGCGCACCGAGGAGGAGACCATCGCGGCCTCCTATGAGAAGCGCAAGGCCATCATCGAGGCCAACACCAAGGCCGGCAGCGAGATGCGGGCAGACCTGATGAAGCGCCTCGACGCCGACCGGGCCGAGCAGCTGAAGAAGCTGGAGGAGCAGCGCGGCGCCGAGCTCGAGGGCCTGCGCCAGTCGCTGCGCTCCGAGGAGGAGGTCATCCAGGAGTCCTACGACAAGCGCATGCAGATCATCGCGGCCAACACTGCCGAGGGCAGCCCGATGCGTGCCGACCTGACGGCGCGCACGGAGGAGGAGCGCACCAAGGCCCTCGCGGACCTCGAGAAGCAGCGCCAGGCGGAGCGCGACGGGCTCTACAACTCCCTGCTAACGGAGGAGGAGATGCTCACCCGCGCCTACGAGCGCAAGCGCGCGCTCATCCTAGACAGCGAGGCGGTGACGGAGACCGAGCGCCAGGACCTGCTGCGCCGGCTCAAGCAGCAGTTCGACGAGGAGCAGGCTGCCGCCGAGCAGAAGCGCCTGCAGACCCAGCTGCAGGGAGGGCAGGCCCTGTTCGAGGGCCTCGCCGGCCTGGCCAAGACGTACGCCGGCGAGCAGTCCAAGACCTACAAGACCCTGTTCGCGATCAGCAAGGCCTTCTCGATCACCCAGGCGGCCATGTCGATCGCGACGGGCCTTGCCAAGGCGCAGGAGCGCGGATGGCCCGAAAACCTCGCCGCCATGGCGCAGGTCGCGGCGGCCGGTGCAAGCATCATGTCCCAGATTCAGGGCTCAAACTACTCAGGGGCCTACGACGACGGCGGTCAGATTCCCGCCGGCAAGATCGGCATCGTTGGGGAGTACGGTCCGGAGCTGGTCAAGGGCCCCGCGGCGGTCACGGGCCGGGTCGGCACTGCGCGCGCAATGCAGGAGGCACAGGGGGGTGGCGGCGAACAGCAGTCCGCGCCACAGACGAGCCTGCGCATTGTGAACGCTTTTGACACCGGGGTCATCGGAGACTACATGGGCAGCGACGCTGGCGAGCAGGTCATCATGAACATTGTCCAGCGCAACTCTGCCACGATCCGCAGCCTGGCAACTGGAGGTTAGAGGTGGAGACCTGGGCATACATCCCGCAGCGGGAGTTCACGGAGGCGGTGGAGTGGCTGACCGACGTCATGCGGTGCAAGGGGCAGGAGCAGCGGGTCTCGCTGCGAGTGACCCCGCGCACCGAGCTAGTCTACGACTACGTCATGACGCCGCTGCAGTTTGCGCGGGCGCGGTCGCAGGCGCTGACCTATGAGGGCGGCGAGTTCAACCTGCCGCTGTGGGGCGACTTCGCGCTTGTCGGCACCGTGGCAGCAGGCGCGACCTCGGTGGCAGTGGACACGCGGTACACCAACTACCTCGAGGGCGGCAAGGCTATAGTGTGGCAGGACGAGGTCCACTACGAGGTCGTCACCGTGGCCGAGCTCGACGACAGCGGGTTCACCTTTGCCCCTGCCCTGGAGCAGGACTACTCCGGGGCGCTCGTCATGCCGGTGGTGACGGCGTCCTTCCTGCAGGCCCTGGAGGTGGTGAGGTCACGCACCGACCAGGTGAAGGGCACGGCCCGCTTCGAGGTGGTGGACACCGCCGTGCCTCCGAGCATCTCCCCCTACCCTACCTACCGCGGCTACGAGGTAGTCACTGATCCCAACGTGCTTGTGTCGGATGTGCGCGAGGTGCTGCAGCGCGAGCTGACGTCACTGGACAGCGACACTGGCGTAGTGTGGAGGGGGCCTGAGTTCTCGTACGCCAGCCCGACGAGCGTCATGAGCTGGGATACGCTGGACAGGCAGGCCCTGTGGGACCTGAAGCGCTGGCTACACACGAAGCGCGGCAAGTGGCACGGCTTCTGGCTGCCGAGCTGGAACAACGACCTGCAGATCACCTCCAACATATCGCCCGGCAGCGTGCAGCTGGTAGTGCGAGCGGCCGGCTATGCAGGCCTAGAGGAGCCAATGGACGTCTTGCTGCTGGGACGTGATGGGTCGTCTCACTACCTGCAGGTGACCGGCGGGTCGGCATACGGAGGGTGGGGCCTGGCGTACGGTGAGGCCTACGGCTCTAGCAGCGATCTCGAGGTGCTAGACCTCAGCTCGGCCGCCGGCTTCACGATGGCCTCCGCCGACATCTTGGGCTGCAGCATACTGTCCTTCTCGCGGTTCGACGCCGACCGCGTCGAGATTAAGAGGCGCGCGGCACGCGGTGCCAGCGTGTCTGTTCCTGTTAGGGAGATTCCTCTGCCATGAGCTACAACAACCTAGAGACCTCGGTGCAGGCCGGCCGGCCCGTCATGCTGCTACACCTGGTGCAGGGCACGACGGAGTGGCGCTACACGACGGCTAACCGCGTCGTCACTGCTCTCGGCTTCGACTGGGCCCCCACGGCGGTCCAGCTCGGTGCGGTGACCCAGTCCGGCGAGATGGCCAAGGACACGCTCTCACTCAAGTTCCCGCGGGGGCACGAGTTCGCGTCCACCTTCCTGAGCTACACGCCAGACCTGCTGACATCCGTGACGCTGTACCGTGGGCACCTGGACGACCCCGACGCGCAGTTCGTGACCTACTGGAAGGGCCGCGTGTCGAGCTTCAAGGCCTCCGGCGAGGCGCTGAACGTGGAGTGCGAGCCCATCTTCACCTCGCTGCGCCGCCCAGGGCTCCGCGCCAGATACCAGCGGTCGTGCCGCCACGCGCTGTACGGGCGCGGCTGCCGCCTAAACGCGGAGGACTGGGGTTCGCCCGGGGTGCTGTCGTCGGTGGACGGCGCCAACCTGGTCGTGCCGTCCGCGGCCTTGCTGCCGGCGGGCTACCTCGTTGGTGGCATGATCCGGACGCCCGACGGCGTACTCCGCTACCTGGTCGGGCATAATGGCGACATCGTGACGCTGCTGCGTGCCGTCAAGCAACTGCCGGCTCAGGTGGGCGGCTTCGTGACGCTGTACCCTGGGTGCGATCACACGCGGTCCACGTGCCAGGGCACTTTCGACAACCTGGACAACTACGGCGGCTTCTCGTGGATTCCAACGAAGAACCCGTTCAGTGGTTCGTCCATCGTATGAGGAGGCTGTAGCCATGGCATGGGTTTACGCCATCGTGTTCATTGCGTCCCTGGTGCTCAGCTATGCGCTGATGCCCAAGCCGCAGACCCAGCCGCCTGCCGGGCTGGGCGACATCAAGGCGCCTACGGCGGAAGAGGGGCGCGAGATTCCTGTCCTCTTCGGCACGCGCGACATAGAGAGCCCCAACGTGGTGTGGTACGGCCACCTGCGCACGGTGGCGATCAAGAAGAAGGGCGGCAAGAAGTGACGATCCCCGACGTGACAATTACGATGGAGCACGTGCGCGCCGCGCGCATGTGCTCCCGCGGGGCTCGCGCCTTCTTCGAGCGGCATGGGTTGGACTGGCAGCGCTTCCTCGCGGAGGGGCTGCCGGCTGAGCAGATCGAGGCCACCGGAGACGCGATGGCCCTTAAAGTTGTGGAGGTGGCACGTGGGCGGAAGTAGCAAGAAAGTAACGGTAGGGTACAAATACTACCTGGGCATGCACATGGTGTGGTGCCACGGGCCGGTGGACAAGCTGCTGCGCGTGCGGGTGGACAAGCGGGACGCCTGGAAGGGCACCGGCCTCGACGGCTCCATAGCCATCAACGCCAAGGACCTGTTCGGCGGCGAATCGCGTGAGGGCGGCATCAGTGGCACCGTGGACCTGCAGATGGGCCTGCCCTCGCAGGGGCGCAACTCCTACCTGCAGTCGCAGCTCGGCTCCCAGATTCCCGCCTTCCGCGGCGTCGTTGGCATGGTGCTGCGCCAGTGCTACCTCGGCATCAACCCGTACCTGAAAAAGTGGGACGCACGGTTCCAGCGCATCCACGTGCGCCAGGACGGCATGGCCCAGTGGTATGACGAGAAGGCGGAGGTGGAGTCCTACAACGACGTCATCGGCGCTGGCTTCATGTACTGGCGTTACAAGGTCGTCTCGCTCACCGACGGCGGAGACTACTCCTCCCCGGCCTACGACGACAGCGGCTGGCCGAACGGGCC